GTACCAAAGGTACCTACCGCCCGGGATGAACTTCATCTCTGTCATGTAGTAAACCAGCTGATCAACTTCAGTCGCTGACATCAGGCCGTCGCAAACTTCGTGAACTAGTGTGGCAGCCAAGGATGCCCATGTTTCGCATCCTTCGTGCCGGTATTTAAGGTTGAAAATGTCCTCTGCGAACTTATTCCTGAATGTCATCGGTGTTTGTGTTCCTTCTCGAATGGGTTTGTATGTTCTGCTTTTGTTCTCATCGTGTCAATCAGCTTGTCGAGATACCATTTGGCCTTCTCAACATCCTGTACCCCGCCCTTATGGTCACACCGGAAGTTGTATTTGATCACGTTGCCACGACAGAACGCAGCGAACCCTTCAGGGCCTAATGCTGCTCGAATCGCATCGATACACTCGATGTCGCCGTGGGTGTAATGAGGTGGGCTGTTGACCATGTCGACAGTGTCTGACTGCTGCATGGCCTGTTGTTTCATCCAGGCTTCATGTCTCAGGATATTTTGAGACGGCTGATCTTCTGGTGGAGTGTAGTCTGGGTAGTCGATGCTGTACCGGGCAAACTCTTTGACAGCATTGAGGTAGTTATCCATGTGGATGTCTCGGTCATTGTCATTGGCAGCAATAACCAGCTGAAACTTATGCTGCCTGTCATTGTAGAGGTAATCTAGAAAGTCCCGGTTCATGGCTTCGTCGTAATCTTTTTCTAAGGCGTCCATAATCTGATCTCCTGTATTTCGTCATGCCAATCGGACCAGCGCAGTATCCTGGCTAGCCTGGCTTGTTGGATTGCATCGTCTCGGGTCATTCCGGCTTTGATAAACGCCTGTTCGACGGCACCCCATGATGGTCGGGAACCGAGGATCGTCTCAGCCCTTTTCGGGCCAATGCCTGGAACGCCTTTATAGCCATCTGTGGGGTCGCCGCAGAGGACCTGCGTGAAAAAGTGCCTATCAGCATCGTCTTCACTGATTTTCAGCATCTCATCAGCCATTGGCCGGTAAAGTTGACCGGGGACTGTGCGTAGGTCCTTATCATCTGAAACCATGATGCATTTGCCCTGGTTCGTCGGCATCGTTGCGAGGATACCAAGGCAATCATCAGCCTCGAGGCGATCTTTGCGGAATGTCTTGAAGTTTTCTTCAACCCAGTCGCATAGGGCAACGTAGCCGACTGGCTTGCGTGTACCCTTGCGATTGGATTTGTAGGTTGGGTCGACCACTTTACGGAAATTGTTCTTGTGGTCGCTCAAGCAGCAGACATATTCATTGATGCCGAGCTTTTCGGTCACCGTTTTGATCTGCGTCTCGAATATTTCCTTCGCTTCTTTGAGATCGGTCCATAACGACCAGATGTCATCACCCAGGTCGTATTCCTTTTCAGCAGCTGAAGCAGCTCGGTAGAGGAAGATGTCAGTGTCTAGAGCTAAGAACATTTTGAATTTCCTCCATGACATGAAACCCGTCTGGAGTGAGCATCCAGGTGTTACTGAATGTGGTTTCATCCAGTCTGGTACTGATCAAACCGTCGCTGGCACACAGCGCAATTTCATTGGCTGCCATACGAGCAAAGTCACTTTTGGTAGTGAATGGGGAAATCCTTGCTTTTGTCAGAACAGCATAGACGGCCATCATTCCATCGACCTCAGCTGAAAAATCAGTGTGTGTCTGCCCAGGTTCGTCCGACTGTGTATTCGGCATCGATTGGGATTTTGAAGCCGAATTTTCGGCCAGCTTCTTTCGCCATTTCTCTAGTGATTCCACCGACATGATCAGGGTCTCCTTTCGTTTGGATTTGAACTTCGTCATGAACCCAAGCGATGATGGTTGCATCTAATCCTTGGGATTGAATTTCCTGGTCGATCAACTCGATCCAAGCTTTTGAGATCAGCGCAGCTGCTGATTGCAGCAGTACGTTGAGGTGAGCATGGCCTCTGACAGGTAAAACACGCCCGTCTAGACCAATCAGATGGCCCCTTCTCTCAACTACTGTCTTGAGTTGTCGGGTCAGCTCTTTGAACGCTGGATTAGCCTTGTAAAAACTGTCCCGCAGCTGACGGCCTTCCTTCGCGGAGCCGCCGGTAACCTGACCAAGCTTTTGATCGCCACCGCCGAAAATGAGGCAATAGATGGCTGTTTTGGCCTGGTTTCTGTCCTGCAAGCCCATATCCACCATGTTTTGGGTATGGATATCGCCTTGTAAGATGGTGTCTGCGTATTTGCCGCCGTCCTGTAGAAAATGTGCCAGGCATCGAAGCTCGATACCCGAAAGGTCGGCCCCAACCAGGCTGTAACCGTTGGGAACAGTGAAAAGTTCACGACACTCTTTGCCATAGTCGGCGCGTAAAGACGGCACCTGCTGCAGGTTTGGTGCGAAGCTCGAGGCTCGACCGGTAACAGTGCCTAGTGGATTGATCGTGTGTCGTAGCTTGTCGTCACTATCAACCAGTGCCATCCAGGCATATTTACCTTCAGCGAGCTGGCCCAGACGCTTTTGCAGCATCAGTGACCGGCTTAGCTTTTGTGCTTCAGGGTAATGCAGCTGAGCTAGTGTAGTCTCATCGATCTTGGCGTCGCCTTGCATTGTAAAATGCTTTGGTTTCCACCCATACTTAGCCCGTAGACAATATTCGATATGCTTACGGGAATTTGGGTTGAAAACGACTTCACGCTTTTTGATAAAAGGTACGCCTTTTTCGTAACCTAGCTTGCTGTTGTTAACCTTTGGTATGAACTCTTCTTCGACATACCAGTTGGGAAACAATGTCTGCAGCTCATCCTCGATTGTGGACTGCTCCAGTGACAGCTGGGCATATAGATCAGCAGCCTTGCGGGTATCGAAGGTCCAACCTGCGTTGCCAATGCGACTGCACAGCTCCGCAATGCTGTGTTCAAAGCGGATAGCTGCGTTCGAATGTTTGTGTGGCTCGAGGTGATTGTAGACGGCCAGATTAACTGCGACGTCTTGCTGACAGTAGTCAGACATCGATTGCGTCCATTCAGACCAATCTGTCTGTTCGCCAAAATCACCTTTGTGGATGCCTAATCGAACACCCCAAGCCTTTAAGCTGTGGCTGCCATACATTTTCTTTGGAAAATCGTCGGCGTGGCGTGGGGTATTGTAATCTTCATTTTTCAAATCTGAATGGATTAGCCGGGACAGTACTAACGTGTCCGTGACCAGGACGCCTGATAGGTCCAAGTCTGGATAAACTTTTTCCAGCGCAGGGATATCAAAGGCTAAAATGTTGTGACCAATAAGTTCATCAGCTGACTGCAGCAGCTTAACGCCTTCCTCAACCTCCCCCGGATTGAAAATCCAGGTTCGGTCGGGGAAATCTGCGTCAACTGCAGCCAGGCAGTGAATTTTGGTCAGGTCCTTGAGAAATCCATTCGTTTCAACATCAAAAACCAACCGCATCAGCGATTGTCACCACTACCGTGGATCATATCGCGATTGTCGCGGTCTGTTAGTTTCTCGAGGTTGAGGTCAGCGATTTCTTCCAGTGAGTAGCCGATATCACTGGCAACTGCAGTGACGTACCAAAGCACGTCACCAAGTTCTTTAGCGATCTCGTAACGCATCTTGGAACGCATCTCGACTAGTGGCTCTTCCAATGCAGTGTCATCGTGATCGCCGTCACGGAAGTATTTCTTCAGTTTGTCTGCAACTTCACCAGCTTCACTGACCAAGCCTAGCACTGGATATACCATTGCGCCTGGATAGACTGCTGTTTGCATTGCTGTGACAGCGTAATCCTCGAATGTCATTGGAAATGTATCCCAATCTTCGAAGTTGTCGTTATCCGCATCGAAATCGTCGAATAGGTCGCGCATTGTCATGTCAATTCTCCTTGAGGTTGGTACTCTGGTGATACCAATTGATTTGTTTCAGAACCTTGGTCTGCTGGTTCCATTAAATGGCTAAGCTCTTCCTCTAACAGCCGGCCAGTGGACCGGTTGAATGTCAGAGTTCCAGCGTTGCTTGATGTTTGTCCGGTGAAACGGTTTTTGAGGACCGCTAGGTGACGGATGTCACTGTCTGGCTCTTCACTATCGACGTTCAGTGCAATCACAGCGTCTGAGAGCTGCCCCAGGCTGGCTGATCCACGCAAATGGTTCAGTCTCACTGGTTGGCCGCCACTTTCGTGACCTGAGTTGCCGTCTGGACGACGGACGTGCGACACCAGGATCAATCCAATGCCTAGCTCCTGGACAAGTGTCCTGAGCTTTGTCATCGCGTAATCAATCAGCTGACGTTCGTTACCGAAGCCCCCGGCACCCATTTGAGTGCAGAGGATCGAGATGTGATCCAAGACAATCCATTTCACACCCATGGCCTTGACCATGTAAGTGATCCGCTGGCAGATCAGATCGACATCTGTGCTTCCAAAGTGATCGTAAAGGTAGACAGGGTTCCTGCCCTCACCAAACAAGTCATCGAACGCTGCGACGATTTCTTCATCAGTCGCCAGGCTGCGATCGATCGTGATGTTCTTGTTCATGTGAGTACCAACCAAGCCAAGCAGAGTTCGCTTGTTGCTTTCTTCAAGCATGATCAAGCCAACCTGCTCACCAGATTGGTGCAGGTGGTAGCAAATTTCCTTTACGAAGGTGGATTTCCCGATCCCAGAGCCAGCAGCAATTGTGACCAGCTCATACGGTCTTAGCCCGTGCAGGATGTCATTTAGCACCGAGTAAGGGTATGTGATGGATGAGGCTGCATCATCCACAGCAATTGCGCTTCTGAGATCGGTAGCAGCCACGATCCCATCAGGCCGATAGTCACGGGCCTGAAAGATCGCCTGGATCACTTCGGCTGATTTACCCTGGACCAGGCACTCATTGGCGTCCTTGCAGGGTAAGTAAGCAATCTTGGCTCTACCGACTGGTAGTGTCTCAGCGACCGCCAAAGCAGCATTTTGGCCGCTCTGGTCCATGTCGAACATAAGAATGACCTCCTCGAAGCCGAGAACGTAATCCCAGTTGTCCTTGATCGCTTTGACAGCCGATGGTGCGCCGTTAGGCAGTGACACCACCGGCCATCTGTTGTTTTGGATTTGCGAAACCGACAAACAATCGATCTCACCTTCTGTGATTACCAGCTTTTTACCGCTGCGCCACAAATGTGACCCGAACAGTGTGCTTTCACGCTGGTTACCAACGATAGTGAAGCGTTTGTCGCTTGTGCGTACCTTTTGAGATACTGGTTTCCCGTGTCGGTCTCGATAGACAGCAATTTGAACCTGTTCACCACCATGAGTGCCGACCAGGTAGCCAAACTTTTTGCACGTTGCCTCGTTCAGTCCTCTAGCTGGTATCGCTTTTGGGACGCCCGAGAGTAGTGCTTTTTGCTTGGCTTGACCTTTGTCCGGTACTTGCCGTGGTGGTTCGTCAGGTGTTTTGCCACCGGATTTCTCACCGCCACTATAGGTGTTACAGGAGAAACAGAACGTGTGTCCGTCATTGAAAACTCCATTTGCATCTGACGAGCCGCAAGCGTCGCAGGTGGTGTGTGTAACAAACTGCGATCGGCTCTCCTTTGGTATCGCTTGCATTTCTATCTCTCCTGTAATTTGGGTTGTTAGGCTGGCATTTCGCTTGGTAGTGGCTTCGGTAATCCATCAACCAGCGAATAGCGTTTGTATCGCTGGCCGAGCTTGTCTTTCTTCCATTCACCTAAGATTTGAAAACCAGCCTCTCGCAGGTCAGCAATGCGCCTTGGTAGCGATCTGATCCGGTAGAGGTCGTTAGCTTCGACAAACGAAATGCTGCCCACGTCAATCAAGTGATTGAGGACAAGCTGGTATTGTGTTTGGCCCATGATCTTCCTCATGTGTCTTCTCCTTCTGTTAGCCATTCTGTTGGGATTGTTTTGTTCGCGTAGACAAACCCGTGCTTGTCACACCATTCTGCGTAGGTAGTCGGACTACCCTTGTAGAGGCGTGAATTTTGGTTTGAGAACACGAACCGAATGTCGAGATCAGGATGTTGGTCTTTGATAAGCAGATGCTTTTGTCGGTCGTCGACTGTCCAACGTCCTTTGGTCTCGACATAAAAATGGCCGCCCTTTTTCGGCAGCCTGAAATCCGGTCGGTAGGTTGAGGTCCGCTCCGGCCAGAGATAGCTGATCTTGTCCAGTTCGTAATGAACCTGGAGACCAGCATCCTCTATTTGCTTGGAGACTTTTTCTTCTAGCCCTGAGCGGTAGCCATTCTGGATGGCCCGTTGCTTGAAACTAGAAATTGTACGCCTGGCCTCCCTCTTCTTCAGAAGGTGCCGCTACATTGTCATTTTCAGCGACGAAACCGCCTTCTTCGACTGCGAACGAGACGCTTGATGTCTCACCTTGTGATAGCTCGACGACTTGAACGCCAGCCAGCTGCAGTGACACGCCTTTGTTACCACCGGCAACATAAGGGTAAATGGTCCCGGCAAGCTTCAAAGTTGAACCGCCGAAAATCTGTGGAACATTGTTCTCGCTGATCAATTGACCCTGACTATCCATGAACTTTGGTTTGAACTTGGATTTGGTGACAAAGATGATCTGGTCAGTGTCGTCTTCAACCTTGAATGGCATCCGAGCGTTCTGCGCTTCTTTTGTGCCGAACTCATTGGCTGCGGCCTCTCTGATCTGATCGATCAGTTCTTTGGCATCACTCTTGCCAATCTTCAGGTTGACCTTGTACTGGCCGTTGCTGTCGAACTGGAAGTCTGCCTTGTTCAACCAAGGATACATTGCGATACCCTTGGTTGTGCTAAATGTAAGTTTCTTCTTCGTTGCCATGATGATTATCATCTCCTTGTGTAGTGGCTGTAAAAACTGGCTCACCTAGTAATTCCAGCGATAAGCCAAGCTGGTCGGCCTGAGCTAACAGGTCGAGGGGTATTGGATCGCCGCGCTGGCGATATAGTTGTGCCAGCCCGAGCAATCGCTCAATGGGGTGCATTAAGTTTCCTTTTTGATGTTGTGAGGGTCTGTGTAGGTGAAACCAATTACTGGTCCCAAACGCACAAAAGGCGGCCCGAAGCCGCCCTTTG